TGTTATTATCAATAGTATTGTTAATAGTCTTTATATGAGATATATTTATTATGAATTAAATCCTCTGAACGAATGTCAGAGTTTTAAATCAAATGTGTCTTTAATGACTTATGGTGATGATAATATTATGTCAGTTTCAAGAGATATTGACTGGTATAATCATACTACTATTTCAAATCAATTTGCAGAGAATAATATTGTTTATACCATGGCTGACAAAGAAGCCGAAAGTATACCTTTCATACATATTCACGATGCTAGTTTTTTAAAAAGAACTTGGCGTTATTGTGAAGAAGTTGGAGCTCATTTAGCCCCTCTTGATCATGATTCCATCGAGAAAATGTTGATGATATGGGTTCGTTCAAAATCTATATCTCAAGAAGAACAGATTATTGCTGTTATTACATCGGCTGTTAGAGAATATTTTTTCTATGATAGAGTAATATTTGAATCTAAAAGGGAACTTTTATTTAACCTTGTAAAAGAGTTAGATATATATGATTGGGTTCAAGACTCGACTTTTCCCACATGGGAATTTCTAGTTTCTGAGTTTAAACGAAATTCCCAATAAATTAAACTCCGTGAGTTTTATAATATTTCTCACGTTAAACTAACAAATATTTCAACCCCTGTGGTTGTTCAAGTTGATAACTTGAAAACTTTTCTTTGTCTAATAAGCATTGAAATTTTATAAAACTATTGCTCCAAATAATAAGGTAGGCTGTCCGTGTAAACAAGCCAACGTGCAGTGTGTACGAAACACACTCGAGAGTGGGGATGGATTTCCCCCAAAATACACATGTCATTGTTATGATGATATTACATATACCAGTCTTATTGATTTGATTGCTGATGAAGGTCACTCTTTTTGTAATTTGAAATGCCAAATCCAATCAGCTGAAGCAGATACTCTTGATGCAAATGCTACAATGGCTTCTGATTCTGTACAAGAACAAATTCTTGGTTTTATTGATGATAAGCCTGGTGTGGATATGGATATTGCTCAACCTTTATCTAGAACTAAACCAGATTCTTCTTTTAATGCTGATCTTGGAGATTTTCTTAAGAGACCTACACTTATTCATGAATTTTCATGGACTGAGGGTACTTCTATTAGTTTAACTACTATTGATCCTTGGACATTATTTTTTAGTAATCCTACTATTGTGAAGAAGTTGGATAATTATGCTTTTTTGAGATGTAATTTAAAATTAAAATTTGTTATTAATGCATCACCATTTTATTATGGTGGTTTATTGATGTCTTATCAACCTTTATCAGCTTTTAATCCAGCTCCTATTGTTACAGGTTCTAATTTAGAGTTGATATCATTATCACAAAGGCCAAATATCACTTTATATCCTCAAAATTGTCAAGGAGGTACTATGACATTACCATTTGTTTATTATAAACAATATGTACCTATTACAGCATCAGATGTTGCTGAATTGGGAAGATTACAACGTATGTCTTATGGTGATCTTTTGAATGCTAATAGTGTTGTTGGTTCAAATTGTGATGTTTCTATTTACGCTTGGGCTGAAGATCTTGAATTAGTTGCTCCAACTGTCTTAGATGCTATGCAATCTGGTGAAATTTCCAGAAGTAAAGTAAACAAGTCTAAAGGTAAAAAAGATGAGTATTCTCATGAAGGTACAATATCTAAACCAGCTTCTGCTATTGCTAGAGCTTCAGGTTTACTTGGTAATATTCCAGTTATTGGACCCTTTATGACAGCAACATCTATGGCTGCAGATGCAGTTTCAGGTATAGCATCTATTTTTGGATATACAAATGTACCTGTAATTGATGATGTTCATTATTTCAAAAATTCTACACTCCCACATTTGGCTGCTACTGATATTGGTAATCCTGTTGATAAATTAGCTCTTGATTCCAAGAATGAATTATCTATAGATCCAGCAATTAGTGGTGTGGCACTTGAGGATGAACTCAATATAGCAAAATTCTGCTCACGAGAATCCTTTTTAGTGGATTTTGACTGGACCTCTGTTAGAGTTCCAGGAGATATGTTAATGAATGTTGCTGTTACACCTGTATTACATAGATATGCCTCTGTTACTGGAGGTGAAGTTGTTTATCCAACACCAATGTATATGGTTTCATCAGTATTTAATTATTGGCGTGGAGATATAATATTTAGATTTAAGATTTTATGTTCTCAATATCATAAAGGTCGTTTGGAATTTAATTGGTCACCAACTGGTACTCCAGCTACAGCAGGTAATACCACGAATCAAATATATACTAAAATTGTAGATATTACAAAAAATAATGATGTTGAATTTAGAGTACCTTATATACAAGATACCTCTTATAAACAGATAAATGTTTTTACTACATCTACTCTTCTAAGTGATACTGTTGCCATTAATGGTACTAGTACTAATGTTAATGGTGTATTATCAGTTAAGGTTGTTAATAAACAAACTTCACCTGTGGCATCAGCTGATATTAAAATCTTAATGTATGTTAAGGGAAGCGATAATTTAGAATTTGCAGCACCCACAGAAATAGATTCTCGACAAACATTGTATGCAATTCAATCTAATGAAGTTGATTATGACACTACATGTCAATCCATGAATATTGGAGTTAAAGATTCCTCACCAGATCCCAATTTAAATTTAATTTATCATGGAGAAAAAGTGGTTTCTTTAAGAACTTTGAATAATAGATCAGCATATTTATATTCAATTGCTAATCGAACTATTCCTGCTGGAGTGACTTTTGTTACAAAATCAGTTATTCCTCGTTTTCCATATATTCCAGGATTTGATCCAAATGGTATTCATGAAGCTGTTGGTGCCATATCTGGAGTTACTGAAAAATATAATTTTGTTAATTGGCATCCATCAACTTGGTTTGCTTCCTGTTTTATTGGACATAGAGGTTCTATGAATTTCCATGTAAATGCTGGAATTGAAGTATCCAGAATGACTATTTCTCGTGAACGAGAAACTTTGGGAGCTGGACTTGATGATCAAGTGTTTAACTTAGTTGATTCAGGAAGATCAAATTCTTATAAAACAGCTTTTCTTCAATTAACTCAATCAACCGGAACTTCTGGTTTGACATTTACCAATCCCAATACTCAAAATTGTGCATCAGCAAATGTTCCATTATATTCTAGATTCAAGTTTCTATCTAATAATGTAGCAACTAGAACTTTGGGTTCTCCAGTGGATGAAAGCAATAGAGATAATGTTACTATTATCTGTACTGGTCTCACACCAGATATCATATACAATGATTATAGAGATGTGTATGTCGCAGGTGGGCCAGATTTATCATTTGTATTCTTTTTGAATGCTCCTGCCATTTGGCGACTCACAACTATTCCAACAGCTGTGTAAGTTCACTACCCGAACTATAAAAGGGTAAAATATCACGAGCAGTGTGATATTATTTATAATTCATATTTTTATGTTTGTAAAATTGACGTTTAGTCAAACTTGTATTTAGTACAATCTTTTAGATTGTGTCTTAAG